CATAGCAAAGTGGATGAGCATAGGTTGTATGTAGTCATCTAGGATCGTAATGTAATCCGCAGTAAGACTATCATTGGTAATGTCATTGCGTAGCTTATCGTATAGCTTAGTTCCCAGATAGCTCTGGATGTGGATCTCTTGAGCGATCTCAATAAAGGGGAGCAGTTTATCACTGTCCACATTACCAGAGATCACAGAGTTCTCTACCAAATGCTCACGCTTAATGAATAATACTTTTGCCATTGTTTAGTAGTTAGGGTGGTGTCCGTTTCTAGGCATGTCAATAGGTGCTACACTTACCTCGTTAGGGTTTTTGGGTAGCTTAAACCCCTCTCTTACTGCTTGGTTTACATTCACAAAATCAGTTCCTTTCAAGGCATCGCCTCCATAGACCTCTCCATCTTTGGTTAGCTTCTTTTTGTAGATCCTGCGTTCCCAACGGTGGTGGCAGTTTACCCCTCCCTTGTACTTAAAGATGGAGTAGTTTCTGCCTTTATGCCCATGTTTTTTGTTTACCCCTTGAGCTGACATAAATCCTATGTCCTCTTTGCGGTAGACCTTTTTGGATCTCAGCATCTTTTTACAAAAAGCTCTGGTTTCCCCCTCTGGGCTTTTGCTAGTGCCTTTAACATACGCATAGCGCACCTTGTATCTTTCACTATCTTGGGTTGAGTCCTCATTAGCAGATAGGTTCACTAGACCGTTTAGGTATTTTTCTACATCAAAATCCTCTGGCTCATCCTCAGTGCTTTCACTGTCAATGTCTACCAGTTCCCAATCGTTCTCTAGTGGCTCATCCTCGCCTATCTGCTCAAGAAAATCCTCTAAATCGGGTTCTTGATCTGCACTAAACTTACGCCCAGTTTGTTCCTCTTTAGTCTCTTGATCCAGTCCCTCGTAATCAATAAACTCAAGCGGTTGTAGAGGCTTAAAGTATAGCTTTAGGGCTACGCCGTTGTAAGATAGAATATCATCCATAGCATCTAGGATCAGCTCCTGCGTAGCTCGGATCACTGTGTTCTGGAATAGGAGTGAGGCAGTCTTAATCTCATCTGCATTAGATCCTAAGCCAGAACCATCTTTAATACCCAATAAGAAAGGAGAGGTAATACGGTGTGCTACCATCAGTTTTTCTCTGCTTTCCTCTGCCAGAAACTCGTATTGGTTTGAGGCATCTGAGAGTTGCACTGGTTCAATAGAGGCTTGAGTATCGGCACTATCATTGAAAGCAAGGATGAATTTACCTGCATTGCTTGAGCCACTAAATTTGTTAATAATTTTGCGCTCAATGAGTTCTCTTTCCTCATCAGATGGTACACCGTTATTAAAGTTAATCAGCATGGATGGGTGTAACCCTGAGCGTACATTGTTCAAGTGAAAGTTAGCTACCTCCTCCTCAAGCTCTGCATACTGTAACCCCCCTTGATAGTCTACTGGAGAGTAGTAGTAGAAACCTGCTCTGTACGGTCTGATACAAAAGATCTCAATTTTATCCCCTTGCTCTCCATAGCCAAACGCAGGGATGCGCTCTGGCTCATAGCCTTTCTTACGGATCTTAGTCCAGTCTTTACTGTACCAGTAAGCCTCTACCTCTCCATCCTCGTTACACTTCTCATAGCGTAGTGTCTCTACTGGGAAATGCTCAACTTGAGCTACCTGCGTCTTATCCTCATTGTAGATCACTTGGAAAGTGGCTTGACCTAGTGCCTTGAGATCAAAACATATTCTGCGTAAGCAGTGCTTACTAAACATGCTGATCATCTGAGCGTACTCGTTAGGTTTTTGTGAGGCATCGGTAGCACCTACACCCTTACCATAGATCAGCTCTGTAACACCGTTTATAATGGCGTTATTGGTAGCAGATCCGTTGTAACGGTTGATAAGGTACTCATAGTACATGTTATCATCCCCATACTCTACCCACTGTTTACGGTTATCCTCTTTTACTTGAGGCGTAGTGTAGGAGCTGAGGTTTACAATGCGTATTTTACTCATCGGAATTTGTATTGGTTAGTGCTACTACTTTCAGTTTCACTGTATGTATTATTTATGGTGGTGTATTTTTCAAAATCGGTCTGATCAGTGCAGAATATCTTACCTCTATAAAGCTCTGTACTGCCCTCTTTTATACGAAAGGTATAGAACCTCCCCTCAGTGATAGTAATGCCCTCAGAGGGGCTAAAATCAAGCTCTAGAAAGTTATCTGTAACCGTATAGTCATCAGAACTGGCTGAGTGATCCCACTCTTTTCTGGTGTCCTCATCTCTTACGCTCATCACTATATCCCCAGTAGGGAAAGCTCTGGGTACTAGCTTTACGGTATGTGGTTCACTTGTAGTTACTATGTGCATACTTATATAACTAAATTAGAGGTAAAGTGTTACCCATAAAAAAGGGGGGCGCAAAACGCACCCCCCACACCAAACACATAAAAAAGACTAAGAGAGTAGCCTATGAGTTCGTTCCCTCTGTTACAGATGGATCTGTGGTCAGTCCTGCAAATGGATCTGCCTCAGTTGCACCCTCAAGGAAATTAGCAGGGATCTGCTCTTGCGCTGAAAGTGTTAAAGTGTAGCCAGACATATCGCCCATAGCACCACCAGTTACGATAGTACCACCAGTTACCTCTGCACCATGTTCTGCACCCATCAAGAAAGCATTGCCGTTGTAGTCATGGATCACTACATGAGGTCTGCCGTAAGAAAGTAGTTTGATCTCTTTGTGATCCTCTTTGCTCAACTTAGTCAAAGTGAGGTTAAGAGTTTGCTCAAAGAAAGTTGTACCGTTTTCTCTTGATGAGGTAATTGACTGTTCAAAGCTAGATGCACCTTTTAGCTCGTACTTGTATGCAGTTACTGATCCGAGATCATCAATTACATCCGTATCTGTTGCATCGTAGCTTAGGGTAGCAGTTCCGTAGTTGATAAAATAGACCGCTTTAATACCGCCTACTACATCTTTACATGGAACTTTGCGCCCTGCTGATAAATTACATGCCATTGAAATGTGGTTTTATAAAAAAGGGCGAACAAGCAATCGCTCACTCGCCCCTTAATAGTTAATAATTAAGCCTAATTAGGATGCCAAAGTGTATAGCACCATTTCCTCAGCAATACCATATTGTACCCCTGCGGTAAAGCGCATTACAACTCTAACATTCTGATCTCCAAGCGTTTCCGCAGTGTCAATCACACGAACTTCATTGTGGTCGCTTAGCAAACCAGTGCCGAAAAAGATGTTTTCTTTACGACATGCTACCATGTGATCGCTAGGCATACCAGATGCTACGAACAATGGAATACCATCAAAGCTCAACTGCGCTCCGTTTCCGTACCACATTGAACCTTTACCCTCATAACCGTTGCCACCTAGACCAGATGCGCCAAAGCCATCCAATGAACGGATGTACAATTTAGCTACATTCTTAGGTACATAGATCGCTAGATCCTCAGAACCGTAAACTGCGTTAGGAATTGCATCTACAACTTTAGCTAATTCAGCTTGAATGTTAGATGATGAGAAAGCAGTCTCAGTTGTAGTTGCATCAACTACTGAGCTATCGGCTGTCATCAATGTAGTCAAACCATCAAACTCTCCTGCATTTGCGTTTACACCTGCCCAGATGTTTTGCTCCATTTTCTGAGCAACTTTAGCTGATACATGTCCGATAAGGAAATCAGCAAAAGATGGAGGCAGTTGATCGTAAGCAGAGTAGCCCATTGAAATCGCTTCCCAGTCCGATCTAAAGTCTTTTCGGCACAAAGTGAGGTTTACCTCAAATTCCTCTGGCTGAAGGACACGCTCAGTAAGTGTTACCGTAGACTGATCTGAGTAATCACATGAGGCATCTTTAACCAATGCGTTAGTTGATAATACTTTTAATGTCTCTTTGAATTTGACATTAGGTTTTACAGTGATACCATTGCCCTCAATAGTATCTGCACTTAACAAGGATGCAGAGATATATTTCCCTGCAAATTCACCTGCGTAAGTAGTAGTAATGCTAGTTGCCATAACTATCTATTTAATTTTTTGTTAATTACTTAATTAAGGTTTAAGCCTATCGGCAAAACCAGTTAAATCCTTTAGGTAACTTGTTACCAGAGTGTCATAGGCATCGTACTGTAAGTCCTCTGCTCCCTCTGCCCACTCTTTTACCTCTTGGTAGTCTGGGTAGATCTCCTCTGGATCAATACCCAATGATTTAGCACTCTCCTCTAGTTTAGCTATTGCTTCTAGAGCTTCTTTACCAGTATCAGCTAAGTAGCTCATGGATGAGTTAATAAGGTAATCATCTAAGCCATCAATAGCATCAATTACCTTAGCCTCTGCCTCGTTTACCCACTCAGAGGCAAAGTAGCTACAAAGGCTAGTTTGCTCCTCTAGTTGATCGTATAGGCTTTCTAGCTCATCTACTACGCTCAACTTCACATTGCGCTTAGTAGCACTTAGCTTAGTGCCTTTGCGCTTATTTTTGGACAGTTCAGCCCAGACCTTTTGTACTTGTTTGCTCATGCTTAAAATTTCAAGTTGGTTAAACGGAATAATAGGGGATATTCATCTTTCATATCATCCCACTGACCTTGTGTTTGTTCTGCAAATTCCAATTCTCTCATAGCATCATCAAACTCATCGTACAACTCGTTTGCATCCATGCCTAAATCTCTTGCTTTATCCTCCAGAGTTTCTAATTTATCTTTAAGGTCGCTAATAAAAGTTTCCAAACTTGATGCCTCACTATTCACTATAATGTTATCCAAATCTCTTTGAATATCGTATAGCATATCCTCTTTCTCTGGAGCAAACTCATTAACAATGTATGATGCCTCACTTGCACTGTCCTCCATGTAACTACGCAAATTCTCAATCTCTTGCATGAGGTTTAGTTCTACCTTACGCTTTTTAGAGCTTAGCTTAGTAGCCTTTTTGCCTTTGGACAGTTCTGCCCACACTTTCTGTACTTGTTTCATCTTATCTTAACTCTAAACCATGAATACCAAACTCACTCGTACTATACTCATCCTCTAGGTTGCTAATAGCATCCTCCATCGCTGAGATGTTCTCTGCCAACTCATCGTAAGATGGTAGCATATCAGATGGATCTAGACCTAGATCTTTGGCTGACTGTTCTACCTTTTCAAGCGTTTCGTAAGCCACCTCTACAAGTTTATC